TTCATATAGTGTAAATAATCAAAATTATGATACTACCTACCCTTTAGATGCTGCTGGCGCAACTGATAGTGGTGCTGGTGCAGCTGCAGTAGGATTTAATCCAGGTAGTTACACAGTTTATGTGTATTTTCCAGATACCGGAAATTATCGACAAGCAAGTTGGACAGTAACAGCACCACCACCAACTTATTCTTTTGCACGCGATCAAAGCATAGTTAACGAAACTACAAATAGATTAATTACTTTTACAATTACAACTACTAATGTTGCAGACGGTACTCAAATCTACTGGATTAATTATGGTAGTACAGATCTTAATGATTTTACTGCATTTACAAACCAAGGTTTTGTTACCGTTTATAATAATACTGCTACATTTAATCGAAATATGAGAATGGATGGAACTACAGAAGGTGACGAAACAGTATTTGTATTCTTTTATTCAGATTCTGGTTATAATAATCTTATAGGCTATGCAGGCTCAACAACTGTAACCGATACAAGCACTGCGCCAGTATACAATGAAGCAGTATCTGTAAGCCCAAGCACTGCAGTATATCCAAACGGAGTTACTTTTTACATTACTGGTGCTACGCCAAGTGGTAGTTATAGGTTTAGTGTTAATAATACTAACTATGACAGTTCAACTTATTATTTAGATGCTAGTGGTAATGTAACTGGTCCGACTAATGGTGCAGGAGCGGGTCTTAATCCTGGTACTTACACTATTTATGTATATTTTGTAGATACTGGGCATACTCGGCAAACAGGTGCCTTTACCATTACAGCAGCAAATCCTGTAGCAGGAACATTGTTAAGTCAATTTTGTAACAATTATACCAGATACGGTACTTATGCAGATGGTAGTGGTGGTACTTATAACGCAGTTATTGAGTATAATGCTGCCTATTGCGGATACGTAGCTCCTAGTGGCCCAGTATTAAGTAATTTTATTCTTGATACTAATGACGCAGGTAACATTGATACTTGGGGTTCTCCAAGCGCAGCTTACGACGGATTACGTTGTAAAGGAACTGGCAGAAATAATATAGATATGTTTTTATCTAGAACATTTACCCTAAATCAAGCAGCTACTATTACTGCAACATTGAAAGTAGGTAGCGAGGAGTTTTATGATTTTGGTGAAATGTATTTTGATGGCGTTATGTATGCTCGTGGAAGTGGTATCTATGATAGCGGACCTATTAGTGGTCCAATTTCAGCAGGAACCCATACTGTTAAAGTAAGATATACAAAAGACGGCAGTGCAAGTACTGGTACAGATACTGCATTCGTAGAGTACAGTATAACTTAATCAAATAAATACTACATAGTCCTAAAAATTAATACCCTGTCCAAACTATTGGGCAGGGTATTTTTTTGCATTGACAAGTAGCAGCCCTTATGGTATAATATATCAAAATGTGAGAAAAACTTCAAGATTTTTTCGTTTAAGGAATTGACTATGCTCTAAAGGGATTTTGCCTATTTAGAATAAGTTATTATAACAGTTATAATAAAAGGCGGTATCATATAATGCAACCAGCAAAACTTAATTATAAAATTTATCAGGGTAGCACCTTTCAAGAGACATATCGTTGGGAATCAGAGACCAAAGTATATGCCCCAATTTCAGCAATTGCTAAAAGTGCTCCTTGTGTGATTACCACTACTGCAGCCCACACCTTGCCTATAGGATGGAGATTTAAGGTAGCTGGCGGAGGTATGAAAGAATTATATCCTACTTCGGATACTTATCATTTAGCAACAGGCACTACATCAACCAGTGTGACAATAAATCAAGTTAATAGTTTAGCATATACAGCATATACTAGTGGCGGGATTATTGAATATAACCAACCAGTTGATTTAGCAAATTATAATGCTAGAATGCAAATTCGTGAAACAGTCGATAGTCCTACCGTAATTTACGAAGCTACAAGTGCTAGCGGACAGATTGTATTAAATAATACATCCAAGACTATTACAATTACTATTTTAGGTAATATTACACAAACATTTAATTTTAGTACTGCTGTATACTCAGTCGAATTATTTGACAGTGCTAACAACATACTAAGCTTTTTAGTTGGTAATTTAACTTTAGTACCTGAGGTAACAAGATGACAGATACTGTAGTAGTTCAATCAAATGATACTGCAGTTATACAAGCACAAACAGTAAATCAAGTTGTTACTGAAGAAAAAGGAACAACACTAATTATTACTGGCATGATGGGACCCCCAACCGTTAACTCTATATCGGGTGCTGGTGACATTGATGTTTCGAATCTGCAGAGTGGCAGTATGTTGGTGTACAACACCACAACAAATAAATGGATAGCTACCAGGCTTTTAGATCAACAGACTATTGAAGCTGGTCAATTTTAAAGGATAATAATATGGCATCGTTTTTAAAGATTAAACGTAGTGATACTAGTGGTAATCCAGCCGTATTAGGCGCAGGTGAATTAGCATACTCAGGTTTAACAGATAATGGTTCGAATGGTGGTGACAGGCTATACATTGGTATGGGTGTTGAAACTGCGGGTAATGCAGTTAACCACATTATTGTTGGTGGTAAACGTTATACCGATATGGTTGACGCAGCTACCGCATCAAACACAATTTCAACTTTAGTCAAACGTGATTCAAACGGTGATTTTAGTGCTAGAAATATTACTGCTGCGCTATTAGGTAATGCAGATACTGCTACTAAATGGCTAAATGCACGTACATTACAATTAACAGGTGATGCAACTGCAAGTTTTGCAAATGTAGACGGTTCCGCAAATGTCTCAACAGCAATCACATTAGCCAATACTGCAGTTACTGCAGGCAGCTATGGTAGTGCTACTAATATCCCTACTTTTACAGTAGATGCAAAAGGTAGATTAACTGCTGCAGGTACTGTATCGGTTGCTACTAACCTGTCTATTGCAGGTAATAGCGGAACTGATACAGTTAGTTTATTAACGGACACATTAAGTATTTTAGGCGGAACAGGCGTTCTTACAGCAGTTACAAACAACACAGTTACTATCAGCCTACCTCAAGCATTAGGTACTACTAGTAATGTTACTTTTAATGACGTTACTGTGTCGGGCACATTGAATTCAAACGACATTACAGCTGCAAATATTAATATTGCAGGTAATGCAGAAATTACTGGTAACTTATCAGTATTAGGTACAATTACTACAATCAATTCAACTACGGTGTCAATTGGTGACAAAAATATTGAGTTAGCTAAAGACGCTACAACTGCTGCTCAAGCAGATGGTGGTGGCTTAACAATCAAAGGTCCTGCAGTTGCAGCAACCTTAAATTACTCAAGCATCGATGATCGTTGGAATTTTAATAAACCACTAAACGTTGCTACAGTATACGGCAACTTAGTAGGTAACGCAGATACTGCTTCAAAGTGGTTTACTGCAAGAAACTTAGGTTTAACTGGTGATGCAACAGCATCATTAGTTGGTGTAGATGGTTCCGCTAATATTAGTGCTGCTTTAACACTGGCTACAGTAAACTCAAATATTGGTAACTTTGGTGATGCCGTTACGGTTCCTACAGTTACAGTAAATGCTAAAGGTTTGGTAACTGCGGTTACACAAACAGCAATTCCAACAGCTAGTACTACAGTCAAAGGTTTAGCAAGTTTTGATACTACACAATTTACAGTAAGTAATGGTGCTGTGTTTTTAACTACTGTTGATGCTGGCACTTATTAATAGGAAGCTATTATGACAACAGTAACTGGAACTATTACTTCAGCCGTACAATATGACTCTCTTGTAGCTTATAATGGACAAACAAATATAGTTGTAAATGGCGGAAATGGCGATGGCCGAATCAGTATTAGTAATAGTGTTATAACAGTAACTAATCCAGGTACTAGCTATGCAGCAGGTATTGCAATTATAGGTGGAGGTACTAGAATTGTACTGACTATTAATGCAATGCCTAAAATACAACTTAGAAGAAGTGCTATAGCAGGAAAAGTTCCTACTATAACAGATTTAGAAGAGGGTGAGTTAGCGTTAAATACTGCGGATGGTATTATATACTATAAAAATAGTGGTGGCACTATTTCTTCACTTTCTAGTGGAGGCGGAGGCAGTACTGCACTTACCGAACAAATAGCAACAGAAAAAGCCATTATTATGGCAATTGCACTGGGGTAATCTATGGCAACAACATTTGTAAACACAATATCTCGTGCTGTAGGTACTACTGAAGTAGAGGCCTTTAGTGCGGTAGATAAATCAATTGTAATTGGCTGTTCAATAACTAACTTGTTATCTACAACAGTTCCAATTACAATTAAAATGCGAAGAGGTGGTGTAGATACCTATATCCACAAAGATAAACGAATAGAGAGTGGTGAGCCTTTTGAATTAATGAAAGGTAACAAACTGGTACTTGCAACTAGCGACAAGCTAATTGTTTCGTCAAAAGTAGATAGTAGCCTTGATGTTATCTTCTCTATATTACAAGGAGTCTCATAATGGCAGGTTTTTATGAAGGCACAGATTTAGCCGACAAAGTGTTTTATGGGTTCCGTCTAGACCCCGACACAGGCAATCTAAATATTGAAGTTTTAGACGGGGACACTCCAGTCTCATTACCAGAAGATGGTAGTATTGATAAGTATGACTACAAACAATGGGTTTGGTCAAAAGATACTATTCAATTTGAATGGGGTACAAAAGGACACTTACTTATGAGGCTAATATAATATGAGTCAACTAATTGATCTAGGAAAATTACGCTTCCACTTTGCTGGGCAGTGGAGCGCTGGCACTACATACGAATCTAATGATATCGTTAAGTACGGTGGTAACGTATATGTATATACATACGCATTAAAAACAGCAGGCGTATTACCAACTGACACGGCTTATTGGGCTTTAATGGTGTCTGGCTTTAACTTTATGGGCACTTTTAGTACAAGTGGCACTTATAAAGTAGGTGACGGTATTGCACACGGTGGTGTTGTTTATGTTTGTATTAAAGATGCCGTAAATATTACTCCTCCTAATACAACTTACTGGTCGCGCTTTTTAGACGGTATTCAATATGAAGGTACTTACTCTAGTTCTGTTTCATATCAAAAGAATGACGTTGTTAAATATGGTGGTTCAATCTTTGTTGCAAAACAAGATGGAACAAATAACTTACCAACAGTTACCGCATACTGGGATAAGTTTGTAGAGGGTGTTAGCCCTAACGGTATTTATAATGATGCTACAGCATATAAGCCAAACGATTTAGTTGCTTATGGTGCGAATATTTATCGCGCTAAGGTAGAGACTACTAACAATGCTCCAAGCAATACCAGCTACTGGGAATTATATGTTGGTGGTATTAAATTTACTGGTAATTTTAGTGCTGTAACGGAATACTATGTTAACGACATTGTTGTGTACGGTAATAACGTTTATCGTAGCAAATTAACACAATCTACTATTCTTCCAACAGTTGCCTTAAATTGGGAATTATTAACAGCTGGTAATAGTTACAAAGGTAACTATGTTAATGCTACTGCGTATTTCCAAGGTGATATTGTTAATTACGGTGGAAATGTTTATATTTCTCTTGGTGTAACTACTGGTAATTTACCAACAGACGCTACAAAATGGCAAGTATATAACTCAGGATTCTC